CCAGCCTACAGTAATGTAGGTTGGTCCACTAAGGCTCCATTCTCCAGCTTCGCGGGAGGTTGGAGAGCATAACTCGGAGATGCTGCAATGATGCGTCTCCTATATAGGAGGTGCTATGTACATTGCAGCGAAGAATCTCAAGAGGAGGTCTGGATCTGAATCGATTCCTGTTTTCGAAACACAGGATCAGCATCAGGTGGTGTCAGGTTCTGATACCATCTATAATTCCGACGAGAATAAAAAGTCGGAGCTGATACGCCAGTTCGCTGGCTATGATAATCCAGATTACCACTCAATGCTCAAAGAGGGAAAACTTATCCCTCATACCCCATTTTATAATGTAAAGATAAGTGGGGACACCTACGGTAGTTACGACATAACATATAAGTCGGGTTACCGCTACTATTCTACGAGTTTCACCCCGTATGATAGTTGGTGTATCGGAGAAGATGAACTATGGGCTTACGCTCCTACTGATCCAGAAAAATGGGTCACTGAGGCAGCAGCCAAAGTTTATTCATCCGGTTATGATGCATTGACAGCACTCGCTGAGCTCAAGGACGTTATGAAAACGTTTAAACAGGCGGCTTATACACTTAGCCACCTACCTAGTGAGCTTAAGAAGATTAAAGGCGGTTTTAGCGCAATTAAGCGCTTATCGTCTGAGAATCTTTCAGCGCGTTACGGGTGGCGGACTTTGGTCTTTGATATTGTAAGTTTAGCGAAAACAATTAACTCGCTAAACCAGACCTTCGATCGCCATAGTGAAAGGTGTGGTCATACTGATGAATTTACGTATGACGATGCCTGGGACACAGAGTACTCTAGCTATACGATTGGACATAGTGTCCATGATATAGTCGAAGTGAGTGTCCGTGGTAGTATTACGGCAGATAAGGAAGTGCCCCAATTCCAGTTTAACCCACTCCAAACAGGGTGGGAACTAATACCATTATCATTTGTATTAGACTGGTTTATTAATGTTGGGAAAACCCTTGCCGCGATATCATTCCTTACCATCAGTGGTAATTATGCGGCCTCATGGGGCTGGCAGGTTCGGGTTGATCGCCGTTACTCAGCTGATATAGTTGAGTACGCCGACAATTTCCAGACCGGCTATCGCTCCCAGGTTGGCCAATCCACTGGTATCTTGAGAAAACGTCGTCCGTGCCGTGTTCAATACATCCCGTCTTTCAACGTTCGTTTGAACGGCTGGAAGGTCGTAGACCTAATCAGCCTAGTAATTCAACGTTGGAAATAATACAGGAGGTAATTAATTATGGCAGCTATGACAACTGTCCTCACCGAGTTCACTAATAGTGGGAACTCAAAAACGTCAACTTATTCAGGCCATACAGCTGTAAAACCTAAGCTGGTTATAGAGAAGAAACGCCCTATAGAGGGTAGTGCTTCCATGGCCGAGTATAGCTTCAAAGTTGTTGAAGCTACAGAAGACGCTGAGGGGATTGTCCTCTCATCCAAGGTCTCCTTTGAAGCCACTGTCAGGTACCCGAAAGACGGCGATTCAGCCGAAATTACGAGTGCTCTGGCGGTCTTCCGCGACATAGTCGCGGGGGATGAGTTCGGGGTTAGTGTTTCGACCCTGAACTGGCTGGATGCGTAGGTGTATTATGTGCAGACATAGAATATTTAAGTTTACTATGACTGCCCTCTGCTGTCTCACTATAGCTTGTTGTACCTTAGCGGTTAAGAATGCTAAGGTTAAGCTAGAAGAGAAATTAGTAGAGGTTGAAGAGCTTGCGGCAGAAATTGCCGATAAATAAGCTCACCACCTATTCACAAAGGAGGGAAATTCGTATGAATCCCATAGATATAGTACATGACATATGTCGGAATTATATCAAAGACCAATTGGACGTAGATGAGACTGTTAAAGGTTCTGTTTTAGGTTATCTTCGAAACAGGGCTATAGAGTCATTGTCTACGTGCACCCAGATCGTCGAGTCGCATAGCGTCGACTTAACCACCTGGCGATTCCTAAGGCAGATAGAAGCTTTTTACAAAAAGAATGCTCTATTTGCTAATAAAGAGGCTTGTAGATCGGCAGCGCAAACTTCATTCTTTGAGAATGAGTCGGCCTGTTACGTTACGAACCTCAAGTTGCGACACTTCAACTCGCACCGTGCGGATTGTCCGCTCGAGATGCGTGCGAAGGTTTTCGCAATGCAACGCTATATAAACAGCGTCTTAGGAGATTTTCAGGAGTTTTTCAACCAAGTTCCACGGTTGATTAAGGTCACATCGGGTGCAACTGCGCAAACATCTCGCAGAAATTCCTTGCCACAGCTAAAGCTGAAAATGAAGCTTTTTTGTACTTCTAAAGCTTCCATGTACCTCAAGGCTCTATACCAATTTTTTGGATTTAATGAGCCGAGGCTGGTAGGAACGTCTTCTAACCGAGTTGAGCTTGTGCCGAAGTCCTGGAAAACGGATCGAACGATCGCTTGCGAACCGGAAGGTAATTTACCTTTCCAATTAGCTTTCGATACGTACGCCAAACGTAAACTTAAAAGGTTTGGCATCGATTTACGTAATCAGGCTCGGAATCAGGAGCTCGCTAAAAGTGGGTCGATTAATGGCGAATTAGCCACGATTGACTTTTCCGCTGCGTCTGATACCATTGCGTACGAGACCGTTCGTTTATTGTTTCCAAACGATTGGTTTAAGTACCTGGATCAGTTGCGGTCCCCGCATTTTCGGGGGGCTTTTGGTGAAGGAACGTATGAAAAATTCTCCTCTATGGGGAATGGATCTACGTTCTGTATTGAGACTCTTGTTTTCGCGGCTGCGTGTAAAGCTGTAGGCTCTACCAGATTTTCCGTTTACGGAGATGATGTCATAATAGAATCATCACTGGTAGAAGACTATATAAGACTTTGCGCGCACTTAGGGTTTAAGGTGAACGTCGACAAATCTTTCCATGAGGGTCCCTTTAGGGAGTCGTGTGGAAAGGACTTTTACCGAGGAATCGAGTGTACGCCTGTATTCATCAGAAACATCGACCTGCGTAAAGCAGCTCTGTGTGACTTGGTGAACAGGACAGCACCGATTTGCTATCCGGGTAGTGCGTTAGGATCATATCTAGCGCATTTGGTGAGCGAATTCAAATTACCGCTCGTACCTTACACGGAGAACACTATGTCTGGTGTCTGGATAGAACCGAACATAGCCAAAACTTTAGGGTTGTTTCGCATGAAGAAGTATCCACGGATGGGTAATTATTGGTACCGGTCTTACAAGACTTATTTGCCGGTTACCAAAACCCGAAATTTCGTGGACAGTAGGGGCTATTATCTCTGGTTCTTGAGGAAGTACGCTTACGTACTCTTCTCAGGTCCATGGGAGAACAAGCCCACTTCGTTCCGCGCCGAGACGACGTCGTCGGTACCCTGTTTCCAGCACAAATATGTGCGGAGGTGGGTCAGGTGGTATGATCTTCCACCTGAGGCGATCCCGGATCACTTATTATGGTGGTCCGAAGTCGTTGCCCGGTAAGTTTATAGCCCGGCAACGATGATCGGGGG